TGGGTGAGTTGTCTGGTCTACGGTTGTTGTTGAGATGTTTGTGTTTGTTTTTTTGCAAGCAGAAGACGGCATACGAGATCGTGATGTGACTGGAGTTCAGACGTGTGCTCTTCCGATCTCCAAGTGCAAGAAGTTTCTCTGTGACCGCTAGGCGATCCATTGGGTTAGCGCGTAGGAATGTCTCATCTACATTAAAGCGAACGATTGTGTCGCGTGAACAAATATCGTCAAGGGATAAACGGTCTTCAATAGCAGTCAAGTATGGCTGCAAGGTGTATGCCATAAATTCTTTACGAGCGTCCAAGATATTTTGGTAAGTATTAGACTTCATCATTTCAGCATTGAGCATTTGTGCCGGAACGTTCATCAAACGGCTAATTTGCGCTGCCATATTCTGAATTGCATCGTTGTACATCATTTCAGCGGGGCTGAATTGAGTCGGTGTGTATTCCAGTTGGTTTGTCAAATATGCAGTTGCTTTAGCGAGTCGTGCTTGCTTCCAAGTAGCGAGAAGACCTTGAATAACGTCATCTGGTAAATCAGAACCGGTGTTCTTGATATATCCAGAAGGTTGTGGAGTTTGTGCCGCGATTGCAGCTGCTACCTCGAGATCCGCGGCGGCCTTTATGGTTCTCGCTCCGCGTAAAAGTATGCCTTGGTCGAGTGCTTGGAAAGTGATTAAACTTCCAACGCCAGAATCAGGAACGCGCTCGCCCTGAACCATGTAGTAATCGACTTCTGATGAATACTTGTTTAACTTAACAGTTACGCGGTCATTCTGAATCCACTCAAAGCGTGCAGGACGATTATCATCTGCATAAACTTCAGTCACGCGCCAGTAAGCAACGCCAAACATAATAAGTGAATCAACAGTCCACGAAATTGTTACTGCTCGAGGTGCGCGTGTATCTGGTTGACGAAGCCAAGTAGGAACGGTCGTCAATTCTTCACCGGTCTTTAGCGAATACATTCCAAGAGGTATTCCCGCGATAGTTCCACAGATAAGGTTTCGACATTGAGCTATTGCGGGAACGCTGATGGCATTTTGACGATCTACTGCGGTTGCGAAGTTGTTATATCCACCGAAACCGTAATTGCCCCAGTATTGACCAAAGGGAGCATCGTAGACAGCAGGTGAAACCTGTGCTTGAATTTCTTGACGGGATGCCGATTCTACTGGTGTGCGTGATAAGCCCAAAGCAGACAAAATACCCATATAGTAACTATATACCATAAATGGGACATTTGTTGCAATTATTCCACCATAAATATCTTTGGTGTCGATTGTGGCTTGGAAAGCCAATGGGCCAGCATCGCCAACCCAATAGCCCCAGTCACGTCGCCAGCCGACTTTCGACGGATGATCCGCCAGCCAGCGTCATTCTGTTTAGCAGCACAGTTGTTGAGGTGTTGGACTAATTCTGGTTGACCAGAATGGACAAGTCGATTATTGACAAACGCATCTAGAAGTTCTCCGCATGCTTGGTAGAACCGTTGACCGGATATGTCTTCGCAGAAAACTCCAGATTGCTGTAAACGCTGAACGATAGAAGCTGTGGCATATTTGTCAAACAGGACAACCGACGGACGATATTTGAGCACCCAGTCGTGAATATCAGCTGCCATCTTGAGATCGTCAATGGCGACGTCGGATTTCCAGAGTTGCATTAAACCCATTCCAATACGTCCGTCTTCCATGATTTGGCCAGCGACCAAAGCACCGGAACGACGGCTTGGGGATACGTCAATAGCAAAGACGGTGGGTTGTCCAGGAGGAAGTATGAGATCTGAATCGCTGGTGGCTTCTATGACTCCCGGCGGCCACGGACTCGACAATGCATCGACCCATTGGCACAACAATTCCGTTCGTGTCGCTTCCACGGAGTTGGTGGCAACGGATTCTTCCAAGACCTCTTCCGTAATAGTGTATCCAAGAGCAGGGTTAGCCATAGTCCAAGCGTTGCGGTCGTTAATCTGGCAATACTGCGGAGCCGAGTATTCATACCAGCCGAAGGTTGAAGAAGGATAAGAGAGAGCTCGTTCGCGTAAATCATTGAGTACCGTCGAGAACGCGTCACCAGCATTCGATGTAACAAGAGTCTGGGCATTGGAACGTGCACGGGTAGTAGGGCGAGCCGCCTTCCATGCTTCCTCAGTAATCTCTCGAAGTTCGTCAATGTATAAGAGGTCAGCCGTCTTTCCACGAGATCCATCTCGCGTCGCCGCAACAATTTCATAACGTGCGCCATTGACTAGCTCGATAACTTCTTGTCCATTGGCATATCGTATTTTCTTGACCTGACACTTCAGGAACTCATGATCCTCGATGGTATTGGCCACCTGCCGAAAGGTATCAAGTGCCATATTACGGTTCGAGCTCATAGCAATGACATTCTTTGAGCCCCAGAGGAACAAGTGACCCAGAATGACCATTCGCGCCAAGTGGGTCTTACCATTCTGGCGAGCAACAAGGATTCCGACTGTTTTACGGCGATAGTTACCGGACGCGTCGACTTTAAGCATATCTTCAAGAACATGCAGCTGCCACGGCAATAACGGCATACCGATCTTCTCCGCGAGGTCTGCTAACTCACCCACCTTAGATGCGCCTTTGAGATATGGCGTGTGAATCCGCGGTTTGGTCACTCCCATCAGGGGTTTCTTCTTTGCCCCTCGTGAGCGTGGTTTTGTTTGGGTCTCCGGCATTACGCCTCCGACGCGTTCAGGTCACGAAAAGGACTGTCTGGCTTTGTGGTCTGCGTCTCGGGGAGAGAAAGACTCGAGAAGACAGGGGGGGTAGAACTCGCCCCAGAAAAAACCCGTTTAGATAGAGGCTTTGAGCCCTTAGCACTATTGCATCGCTTGCATGACGCTACTAAATTCTCAGCGTCCCACATATCACCGCCTAATGCACGGCTAACGATGTGATCCACAGAGTTTGCTTCTTGACCACAGTACGCACACTCATAGTTATCACGCATCAGTATGCGTAATCTCAGCTGCTTCCATCGAGCAGTACCTAACTCTTGGTGTTGTTTCATTAGTACCACATATTCTTATAACTATGACCTAGTGCTAAGCACACATTGGTCTTGTTATATTCATCTACTCCATAGCGGTTGCGTATATAGGACAATCCCCAGTCTATCTGCTTATATGCGTGTGCTGTCTTGAGGTACCGTGAGGTACCCTGCACTAATCCATAATGATTGCCATTACGAGCTGATGGTCTCCAGTTGCTTTCCCTATTCCATAACGTCACAGCGCAGTTAAACTGTCGTATAGATCTTAGTTTCTTAAGAGTGTAAATCTGGTAGTCAATAACTTGTAATTTCGGTTGTGTAATTACACGCTTGTAATTACTCGCTTGTGTTTTATCTGTTACTGGACTTAATGCCAATAGGCATAGAGCACACCCAATAGCGAGCAACCCCCCGCGCTTGCCCCAAGGGGCGCGGGTTGCTGGCTTAAGGCCAGCTTGCCTGCTAAGCGTACCAGACGTGTCAAATAGGTTGTTCCGTATTTGTGCAAAACCCCAGGTCACAAGGCGTGTCGCGTTTTTCATTTTTTAGCCTCCATCTGGCACGTTGCACACGTTCCATAGAGTTCTTGCCATGATCCACATTTATTGCAACGAATGACAAGCTCCATAAAGTCTTCCAATCTGATGACTACCGCATAGTCACCTGCATTGTCTCCTTGGCCGTTTAGTCGAAGGACTGCAAATCCCAGACGTCCGGTGGCACGTTCTTTGAGCTGTTTAAGGACGGCAGATGGGTTAAATTGAGTCCGAGCCTTAACTTCAATATCGAAAGGTGTATTGAGAATGTCCGACCCAGTCTGACCAGCACCCACACTTTGTGCGTACGGCCAAAATTGAGATAGGTATGCAGCAACATTCCGCTGAGTTTTATAACCACGATGCTTACGGCTTTGACTTGTCATTGTGATAGAACCCCGAACCCTTAAAGATAATGCCCACAGATCCATAAACTCGTTCCATAGATTCATCACAGCAGACCGGATGAATACTCTCCTCATAGGACATATACATTTCGCGTTCATAGCCGCAAATCGGGCACTTGAAATCGTAGTAAGGCATCAGTTCATCGCCTTACATTTAGAACACTCCCAGCGACCTTCGCTAAACGTCAAACCCTCAGCATAGGCCTTGACCTCCTTGCACATATCGCAAACAGAATGCTTCAACGAATTCACCGCTAGGAGAAGCGGCGGCGATTAACTCACCATCAACGAAAACAAGCCTACCGATTTGTACATACCCCA